AGAACACGGGACTGATGCAGAGTTCCAAGGTTTCATGCCAAAGATCGTGACATTCCATACCCGCACCGGCAGACCTGGTGTGTCGTTCAACCCACATGACAAGGATTGGCCTGTTGAGTATGACCAGTTGACTATCGGGTCATCGAGCATTCATGGGGCGATGCACCTTGCAGCGTATATGGGGGCGAAGTTCATTGTGTTAGTTGGGGCTGATTGTGGTCAGTTGAACGGCAAGGACAGGGTTGATGGGTATGTTGCTGGGGATACTCATTGGGCTTTGTATGAGCGTCATCTTCGAGATATGAAGCAACGGTTGTGGGATGTGTATTCGTGTCAGGTGTATTCGTTGAACCCATTTGTGAACTATTCGCTTGAAGGTGTGCAGTATCGTGGTGCTGCGTCAATCAACTAGAATCAGGACACTATGACCATTACGAATGGGTATGCCACACGCAACCAAGTTAAGGCTGCTTTGCGTATCGGCACAGCTGACACCATTGATGACGACCTGATTGATAACTGTGTTGGTGCAGCATCACGTCTGATTGATGGTTATTGCAACCGTCGCTTCTGGCAGAGTGGCACGGCTGAGGCTCGCGTGTTCCAGGCAGAGGATTCGTTTTACTGCTCGATTGACGATATTGCTGGTACTGCTATCACGTTGAAAACTTCTTCGTTTGCTGATGGCAACTTTGATGTGACGTGGACTCGTTCCGATTACCAGTTGGAACCGTTGAACGGAAACCTTGACGGGTTGACTTGGAGTTACGACAAGATTCGTGCTGTTGGTGATTATCTGTTCCCAACGGTAAACGCTAACTATGGTGAGCAGGCTTTGGTTCAGGTGACTGCTGTGTTCGGTTGGCCTGCGATCCCTGAGCCTGTAACTCAGGCAACGATCATTCAGGCTTCACGCATCTTCAAACGTTACGACTCACCGCTTGGGGTGGCTGGGTTTGGTGACTTGGGTGCCATTCGTGTATCTCGATACCTTGACCCTGATATGGCTCAGCTGGTTGAACCGTATCGTCGTATGCGGATTTACGCATGAGCGCAACAACAACCGTCACCGAAATCAAAGAAGGTATTGCTACCGCGCTGAGAACCATCTCAGGGCTTCGTGCTTACGCTCAGCAGCCTGACAATGTGAACGCTCCGTTTGCGTGGCCTATGTTGGATTCAATCACCTACAACGGGGCTATGGGTGGGGGTTTGCTAACCCACATTTTCAATGTGTCTGTGGTGGTCGGTCGTTCGGCTGAACGCACAGCTCAGATAGCGTTGGACGGCTTCTTGTCGTATCGGGGAACCTCATCGGTTCGTCAGGCGTTGGAATCGGATCGCACGTTGGGCGGGGTGGTACAGGACTTGTTAGTTGAGTCAGCATCCAACATCTCGACGCTGGATGGTAACGATGCGACCTATCTGATGGTTGACTTCCGTGTGGTGGTGTACGCTTAGTTGATACGCATTCCTGCGAGCGTGTAGAGTTTCATTAGTAAATCTTCGAGTGCCGGAAGGCAGGAGTAATCAACATGGCAAAGCAAGTTCTCACAAACGTAAACGTAACCTTCGGTACTGCGAATACAGATATTTCTAGTTACGTAGCATCTGTGGCCTTGACGCTCTCCGCAGCCGAAGTCACAACTACCGCGTTCGGTACAGCAAACGCTGTTACCCGCATCCAAGGCTTGCGTGACCACAGCGTCACCTTGTCAATGCACCAGGATTATCCAACGATTGAAAAGTTGTTTTATGATGCGTTCAACAACGGAACTGCTGTACCAATGGTGATTAAGCCAAACGGTACTGCTACTGCCGGTTCGGCTCAACCACAGTATTCGTTCAACGTGTTGCCAGTTGGCTACACACCAGTCAACGGTGCTGTAGGCGACCTTGCCACTTTTGATGTCACCTTCCCTGTTGACGGTGCAGTTGTTAAGACTGGTACTGGCGCGTAAGTTTTCTAACAAACCCTTAACCCTGCGGAGGACAAATGAAAATAGCGTTAGAAGTAACGTCATCGTTAGATCAATCAAAGCGCACCATCATTGCTGCGTTCCCAGACTTCATCGCCTTTGAACAAAAGTTCAGTAAAAGCGTTGCGAAGTTTGAGGCTGAACTGACGCTCACCGATTTAGGTTTCTTGGCTTGGCATTCTGAGCATCGCACGAAACGTACTGGTTTAGATTTTGATTCGTGGATTAACGAGATTGAGGCTTTGGAGTTGGGTAACCAGGCTGATGCCGTGATCGTCCCTTTGGAGATCAGTCAGCCCATTGGATGATTGCTTACTTGTCTGTTGAGACAGGTATTGCACCTTCGGTGTTGCTGGCAGAAGACCCTCGAATGATTTTCACGATGTTCGCTTATTTGCGTTGGAGAGCAATTCATCTAGGCAAGTAGTCTTGCAGTATGGCGCAAGCATTTGGTAGAGCAGGACAGGTCAGCATTACTGCTGGAAACGATTCTGTACAAATCATTGGTATTGCAGAATTTTTGCGTGATGCTTCAAAGGCTTATCCTGATTTCAATAATGAAATGCGTAAGGCTGCTGAACAAGTGGCACAGAATTTGTTGGATAAAGCTAAAGCAGAAGCTGGGACTGTGACTCGTAGCCGTCAGGCTGTTGAAGTTATGAAGGGCATGAGCGCAAGCCGAGATCGCATCCCGACTATCAAGCTTAAAGAAAACTCTCCATTCCAATCAAAATCAAGCAAATTCTCTTCTTCATACAACATCAAAACAAAGCGAAGAGTCAAGCGTAAAGTCACCAGAGGTGATGTATTTTTTGGTGCCGAATTTGGTGGTGGATCTAGACCAACAACCAAACAATTTTTAAGGCATCGTGGTCGTTCCGGTTATTTCTTTTGGCCTACTGTCCGTAAAGAAAAACAAAATATTGCTAACGAATATCTCAATGCCATTGACCGAGTTTTAGCCAAATTGTCTGATGACAAAGCTGCTGCTACTAAAGCCCGTACTGAGGCTGGCGGTGTTTACAACATGACTGACAAGGGCTTGGTTTTCGTCAAAGATTAGCCTTAAAAGATAATGCTTGACTTTGGCTGAGGTTCCTGTACCCTTCTAGGAGGAGGGGTTATGGCTGTTCTATTTAAGGATGTGAAGTCTATTTATCCGAAGCCTTTGGCTTCGTCGTGGCTGCAACTCAAGGAGTTGTTGTCATTCCATGAGGAGAACGCTGAGAAGGCTTCTGGGTCGTTGTGGTCGCCTGTTGAGTATGACGCTGGAACGACTAGAGGCAACCGTAATGTTCGCTTTGTTGAGGCGTTAGTTGTGGACATGGACAGCGAAGCCTTTGACAATGCTCAACTAGAGGGTTTGGAATGGTTCGCTTATTCGACGTATTCGCATCGCTTGGATGATCCTCACTATCACCTGGTCTTGCCGTTAGCGGAGAAGGTGCCTGCGTCGTTGTGGCGGGTGGTGTGGGCTGAGTTGCATGAGCGTATCGGTTTGGTTGGTGACCCTCAGACTAAAGACCCTGCACGAATTTTCTATCTCCCTCAACACGCACCAGATCAGCCGTTTGAGTTCCATGAAGGTCACGGTGAGTTGTTGGATTCATCATTCACACTCGATGTCCAGGTTGCTTCTAATCCTGTAGCACCACGCGCAAAGCAAGCACGTCAGCCACGTCAGCATCGTGCTGGTGCAGAGATATTGAGTGAGGCTTGGTGGAATGCTCCTGTAGATATTTCTCGCTGGGATGGTCTATCAGGGAAAGACTTATATTCAGCAATGTTGAAAGAGTTCAGGGCTTTGCGAAATGGGTTGTCGGTTATTGAGTAGAATCGGCGCATGGCTGGTGAGCGCACGTTCGTTGTTAAATTCATTTCTGACACACTTGGATTCAACAAAGGAATCAAGAAAGTCAGCGATGATGTAAACGGCATAGGTGGAAAACTTAAAACCCTTGTCCCATCCTTCCGCACCCTTGCTGTAGCCGGTACCGCAGCGTTCGGTGCTATTGCTGCTAGTTCAATCAAACTTGTTGATATGGCTTCCAATTTGGAAGAATCCCAATCTAAAGTAAATACAGTTTTTGGTGCTTCGGCAAAGGTTGTCAACGATTTCGCTAAGCAATCTGCTGTTTCATTTGGTATCACCAAACAATCCGCTTTAGAAGCTGCTGGAACTTTTGGTAACTTAATTCAAGCTTTTGGTATTGGCAAAGGTCAAGCTGCTGAGATGAGCACAACATTGCTTGGTTTGGCTGCAGACTTGGCTTCATTCAATAACACAAATATTGAAGAAGCAATCCAAGCATTACGCTCCGGCTTATCTGGAGAAGCTGAACCTTTGAAGCGGTTTGGTGTCGCCATCAACGATGTTCGACTCAAGCAGGAAGCGATGAACCTTGGCCTATACGACGGCAAAGGCGCATTGGACATTACTGCCAAAACGCAAGCATCGTATGCCCTTATCCTTAAAGATACTGC